ATTCTTTGAAGATGTTTTAATGGCATTAGTTTTTTATGGCATGCCAATACTCGCAGAGAATAACAAACCTAGATTATTGTACTATTTAAGAAGGAGAGGATATAGAGGATTTAGTATGAACCGCCCTGATAAAATATGGAATAAACTATCTGTAGCAGAAAAAGAAGTAGGTGGAATACCAAACTCTAGCGAAGATATAAAACAAGCTCATGCTGCCGCGATAGAGATGTATATACAAGATCACGTCGGTATAAAACAAGACGGAACAATGGGTAGTTTATATTTTAACGCGCTACTTAATGATTGGAGTAAATTCGATATAAACAAAAGAACAAAGTTTGACGCGTCTATAAGTTCTGGTTTAGCTATTATGGCAAACAACAGACATTTGTATGCTCCTAACGCTAAAATTGAAAAACCAAAATTAAATATACATATTTCCAAATATAAAAATAAAGGAAATACGTCTCAAATAATTAAAAAATAAACATGGTAGATCCTATTTCAAAAAATTATTTTCCAAGTCAAGTAGTAAGTGACGCTGAAAAACTAAGCTATGACTATGGTTTAAAAGTAGCTAAAGCTATACAAACCGAATGGTTTAATGATAATAGAAATTTAAATAGATACAGGAATAATCAAAATAATTTTCATAGACTAAGATTGTACGCTAGAGGTGAACAATCTATACAAAAATATAAGGATGAGTTATCTATAAACGGTGATTTGTCCTATTTAAATTTAGATTGGACGCCTGTGCCAATTATTCCTAAGTTTGTAGATATTGTAGTAAATGGCATAGCTGAAAGAACTTACGATATAACAGCTTTTTCTCAAGATCCATATGGTGTGGCAGCAAGAACAGATTATATGAAATCTGTATTGCGAGATATGAAAACTAAAGGTTTTAATGAATGGGCTAAAAGCAATTATGATATAGATTTATACAGAAACGATCCCGACACTTTGCCTGAATCTGAAGACGAATTTAAGATTCACATGCAATTAACATATAAGCAATCCGTAGAGCTAGCTCAAGAACAAGCTTTAAATATGCTTTTAGAAGGTAGTAATTACGAGTTAATCAAAAAAAGATTTTATTATGATTTAACAACGATAGGAATTGGAGCTGTAAAAACCTCTTTTAATACCTCTGAAGGTGCTATCGCTAGTTATGTGGATCCAGCAGATTTGGTCTATTCTCATACAGACTCTCCTTACTTTGAGGATATATACTACGTTGGCGAAGTTAAATCAATACCAGTAAATGAACTAGCAAAACAATTTCCTTTTTTATCTCATGAAGAGCTTGAGGAGATAATGCAAAATAAATCATATAATAGAAATAATTATAATGCAAGATATTCTGTAGATAGAGAAGATAATAATACTATCCAAGTTTTATATTTTAATTATAAAACTTATATGAACGAGGTTTATAAAGTAAAAGAAACTGGAAGTGGTGCTGATAAAATTATATCTAAAAACGATTCTTTTAATCCACCTAAAGATAAAGAAGGTGGTTACTCAAAATTACAACGATCTATCGAGTGTTTATATGAAGGTGCTTTTATAGTGGGTTCTAATAAATTACTTAAATGGGAAATGTCAAAAAATATGATGCGTCCTAAAAGTGATTACACTAAGGTTAAAATGAATTACTCTATTGTTGCACCTAGAATGTACAATGGCAAAATAGAATCTCTAGTTAGTAGAATAACTGGTTTTGCAGATATGATACAATTAACCCACTTGAAACTACAACAAGTAATGTCTAGATTAACACCTGACGGTGTTTATTTAGATGCAGATGGTTTAGCAGAGATTGATTTAGGTAATGGTACTAATTACAACCCACAAGAGGCTTTAAACATGTTCTTCCAAACTGGTTCCGTAATAGGAAGAAGTTTTACATCAGATGGGGATATGAATCCAGGTAAAGTACCTATTCAAGAAATACAATCTGGTAGTGGTGGTAACAAAATGCAAAGCTTAATACAAACGTATAATTATTATTTACAAATGATAAGAGATACTACCGGATTAAACGAGGCTAGAGATGGTAGTTTGCCTGATAAAAATGCTTTAGTTGGAGTACAAAAACTTGCCGCGGCTAATTCCAACACAGCGACAAGACATATTTTACAAGCTGGCTTGTTTTTAACAACTGAAACTGCAGAATGTTTATCTCTTAGAGTATCTGATATTATAGAGTATTCACCAACAAGAGATGCGTTTATACAAGCAATTGGAGTTCATAATGTAGCTACTCTTGAAGAAATATCTAGTTTACATCTTTATGATTTTGGTATATTTTTACAATTACAACCAGATGAAGAAGAGAAAATGTTATTAGAAAATAATATTCAACAGGCATTAGCGCAACAAAGTATAGAACTTGAGGATGCAATTGACGTGAGAGAAATTAAAAACTTAAAACTGGCTAATCAAATATTAAAATTACGTAGACAAAAGAAAGAAGAAAAAGACCAATTTTATAAAGAGAAAAATATAGAAGCACAGTCTCAAGCCAATATGCAGGCACAGCAAATGGCCGCGCAACTAGACGCTCAAAAAAATAAAATAATTACTGAAAACGAAATTAGTGTGGAAAGTATGAAGGCACAATTAGAAAGCCAGAAAATGGCTCAAGAGGTCGAGCACAAAAAAGAATTAATGCAACTGGAATTCCAGTACAACATGCAACTTAAAGATATTGAAGTTGGGGGCATGAAAGAGAGAGAGAAACAAAAAGAAGATCGTAAAGACGAAAGAACAAAAATACAAGCTACACAGCAATCAGAAATGATTGAACAAAGAAATAGTGGAAAAGCACCTAAAAACTTTGAGTCTGCAGGTAATGATATATTAGGCGGAGGATTTGATTTAGGCGCGTTTGATCCTAGTTAAAATTTAATTAAATGAAATATAATTTAAGAGAACCGTTTTTTGTTAAAAGCGGTGCTATTAAAATGAACGCTATAAACAAGTGGAGAGATAAATCATATCTTAAGCAAAAGTTTAATAACGTTTCAGTTAATATAGAACAGTACAAATCCCAAGATGATATGGAGGTTTCAAAATGCTCAAAAAAGAAAGTTTATTTTGATGATTATTTAGAAAACCTACACGATGAATGGTATTTAGCAGACTGTCCTTTATATGAAATGGATATCGATGGGAGTATTTATAACGATATTAATAACCCATATTTTTCCGGTCCATTAAAAGAAACACCTATAGAAAATTTATTATTTATAGGTAAAAATACTAAAACAGGGGCTCATATACATATAGGTCCCTATGATTTTGTACTAAATCAAATAGTAGGAAAAAAGAAAGTTCATTTATTGGATTTTGAAGAATTAACTTTAAACCCGTTGTTATCTAAAAGATATAACTTCAGCAAAGAGAATTTTTTTAATTTAGATATTTCTAAATATAAAATTCATACTTTCGAGTTAGAACCAGGAGATGTGTTATATTTACCACCCTGGATATGGCACGCTGTTGAAAATATTGGATACTCTATAGGCTTAACCAAAGTATTTAAAAGAGACGACGACTATTTAAAATTAAAAAGATTTAAACAATTAAAATATAGAAATAGGTTTAGACAAATAATTGATAATATTCAATCTCTAATAAAAATTTAACAATAACTAATTATATTATATCATGGAAGAAAACAAAAAAGAACAACCAACTGTAGATAACGAAGTTGGTTCATTAAAAGTAAAAGAAACAAAAGAGCAACAACCTACGAGTAACGAAACAAAGGGAAATGTTACAAAAGTAAAAGAAAAAATGAAATCGGAATCTACTATAGAAGGGGAAACTGTAACTAAGGTTGATTTAACTAAACCAATAAAACCAGAAGAAAATGAAATTAAAAAAGATAACGCTGACGACAGCGGAGTGGTTGCAGAGTCTGAAAATGCCGACGCCCCACAAGAACAAGAAGAAATACAATCGAAAACAGAAACACAAGAAGCTCCAGCAATAGAAGAAGTTACTGAAGAACAAATTGTTGAAGACACGGTTGAAGAAGCTATTGCCGAGGCAGAGGCTGCTGGAAAACCACTACCAGAAAATATTCAAAAGTTAGTTGATTTTATGGAAGAAACTGGTGGTGATTTAAACGATTATGTTAAACTTAATCAAGACTATTCTAAATTAGATGATCAAAATCTACTACACGAATACTATAAGCAAACAAAACCTCATTTAAACAATGAAGAAATTAACTTCCTTATGGAAGATCAATTCTCTTATGACGAAGATATAGACGAGGAAAGAGATATACGAAGAAAAAAATTAGCGTTAAAAGAGCAAGTTGCCAACGCTAAAAGCCACTTGGACGGGCAAAAGTCCAAATACTATGAAGATATTAAAGCTGGATCAAAACTCACAAATGAGCAACAGAAGGCTATGGATTTCTTTAATAGATACAATAAAGAAGCAGAAGAAAACGAAAAGACATCGCAACAGATGCAATCTAAATTTATACAAAAAACCGATCAGGTTTTTAGCGACAAATTCAAAGGTTTTGAATATAATGTTGGAGATAAGAGATTTAGATTTAATGTTAAAAACGCTAAAGAAATTAGAGATACCCAAGTTGATATAAATAATTTTGTCGGAAAGTTTCTAGACGAAAATCAAACTATGAAAGATGCTAAAGGATATCACAAATCTATTTTCACAGCGATGAATGCCGATGCTATCGCTAATCACTTTTATGAACAAGGAAAAGCTGACGCTATGAAAGATAGCGTTGCCAAAGCCAAAAATATTGACATGAAGCCAAGACAAAGTCATGGAGTTGTGGAAGCAGGCGGTATAAAAGTAAAAGTGCTAGGTGAAGATTCTTCTGATTTCAAATTTAAAATTAAAAACAAAAAATAAATAACAATTTAAAAATTTAAAATTATGGCAATTTCAAATCCGGGTCCTGGTCATTCAGGAACCACAGGTAGTTTGAATAGTGTACCAGCTTCGAAAAAAGCAACATTATCTTCAAACTATATAGACTTTACCGCAGACGGAAACGACTGGGGTCAACAATACGTACCAGACTTAATGGAAAAAGAAGCTGAAGTGTTCGGTAATAGAACTATTTCAGGTTTCTTAGCTCAAGTTGGTGCAGAAGAGGCAATGTCCTCAGATCAAGTTATTTGGTCAGAACAAGGTAGATTACATTTATCTTATACAGGTACTCATGATGAAAACTCAAATGTATTTGCTATTACTAATGATATTGACGGGAATTCAATGGGCACTGATGAACACGGTGTTAGAATTAACGATATGGTAATTGTAGCAACTGCACAAGGAGCAATAAAATGTTTCGTATCTGCAGTATCTAATAATAACGTTACGTGTTTACCTTACGAAAGAGCTACAGCTGACGCTGCTAGTGCTTTTACTGATGGTGCTGGTGCTACCGCAGGAACTTTATTAGTTATAGGTTCTGAATTCGGTAAAGGTAAGAACGGACAAGGTGGTACTGCTTCATCAACTGATGGATATGGTAACGTTAGACCAACTCACACTTCATTCTCTAACAAACCAATCATATTAAAAGATTACTATGAGATCTCAGGATCTGATGCTTCTCAAATTGGTTGGGTTGAAATTACAGGTGAAGCTGGTCAAGCAGGTTACTTATGGTATTTAAAGGCTGAAGGTGATACTAGAGCTCGTTTCGCTGATTATTTAGAAATGACAATGTTAGAAGCTGTTAAAGGTGTAGCTTCTGCTTCTACTGCAGATGGTTCAATTAACGGCGCTACTAATGAATTTGGTACTGAAGGTTTATTCGCTGCTATCGAAACTAGAGGAAATGTTACCACTGGTGTAAGTGGTGTTAACCCTGCTACTGATTTAGCTGAATTCGATGCTATCTTAGCTGAGTTTGATTCTCAAGGTGCTATTGAAGAAAACATGATGTTTGTTAACAGATCAACTAGCTTAGCTATAGATGACATGTTAGCTTCTATGAACTCTTACGGTGCTGGTGGTACATCTTATGGTGTGTTCAACAACTCTGAAGATATGGCTCTTAACTTAGGTTTCTCTGGATTCCGAAGAGGTTCTTATGACTTCTACAAATCTGATTTCAGATACTTAAATGACAAAGCTACAAGAGGAGGTATTAATTCAAGAGATGCGGTTGCTCCACTTAGAGGTGTTGTAATCCCAGCTGGAACTTCAACTGTATATGACCAGTCTTTAGGTAAAAACTTAAAGCGTCCATTCCTACATGTTAGATACAGAGCTTCACAAACTGAATCTAGAAAAATGAAGACTTGGGTTACTGGTTCTGTTGGAGCTGTTACATCTGACTTAGATGCAATGCAAGTGCATTACTTATCTGAAAGATGTTTAGTTACGCAAGGTGCTAACAACTTTATGTTAATGAAGTAAGCACAATTATTTTAAAAGACCGGGGCTTCGGCCTCGGCCTTTTATTTTTATTAATTTTATTATATATTATATTATGGCAAAAAAAACAAAAAA